GCGACTAAATATATGTATGTGCACTTCATAAACGTCGGACAAGGAGATAGTATCTATATTAAAGCACCTAATGGAGAAGACATTCTTATTGATGGTGGAAGGAATGGAAACACAGTTGTATCTTACCTAAAAAAACAAAAGGTAAAAGATATTGAAGTAATGATCGCAACACATCCAGATGCTGATCACATTGGAGGACTAGACGAGGTTTTAAAAGCATACAAGGTTAAGTCAATTTATTCACCAAAGGTAAGTTCTACGACCCAAACCTATAAAAATTTATTACTGGCTGTAAAAAAAGAGGGTCTCAAAATAAAAACAGCTCAAAAAGGTGTAAGCATACCTATTAAAGGTGTATCAGCTAAGTTTGTTGGTCCTGTTAAAACTTATAGTAAAACAGACACCAACGATTGGAGTGCTGTATTACGAGTACAATATAATAAAAGATCCTTCTTGTTTACCGGTGATGCGGAATTCAAATCAGAAACAGATATGATCAAATCAAAACAGACTTTAAAATCGGATGTATTAAAAGTCGGGCATCACGGAGCAAAAACATCCACAAGCACCGCCTTTTTAAAAGCTGTTAAACCGACTTATGCTGTGATTTCGGTTGGTAAAGGAAACAGTTATGGGCATCCAACTACAGAAACATTAAACCGTTTAAAGAGTGCGAAGGTAAAAGTATTTCGGACCGATAAACAAGGGACGATAATTGCAAAAACAAACGGATCCACAGTAACATTTAACACAAAGCCGATAACCACAAGTACTAGTACGAAGACGGCATCATATAAAATAACTGCATCATTGGATAACACTCGACCAAAACAATATTCGACAGTTCATTTAACGGTAAAAGGACTCCCATCAGGGACAAAGTACAAAGCAGTTTTCCATTATAAGACCAAAGACACCGTCTACTCTGGATATATAGGGAAAACATTAGAGGTTAAAATAAGCAGAGCTTCGACAAACTATCATGTATATATTGATATCAGTGCATCATACAAAGGTAAAACATATAAAACTCGCACTTCATTTCTTCCCAAATAAGGGTGTTTGAATTGGAACGATATATAATCGATCACTTTGAAGAAAATTATGCGGTTTGTGAAGATGAAAAAGGTAATATCATTGATATTGAAAAAGCTAAAATACCCAAAAAAGCCCAAGAGGGTGACGTCCTAATCACATCTAATGGAAAATTAAAAGTTGATAAAAAAGCAACCAATAAATTGAGGGAAGAAATTGAAAAGTTAATGGAAGATGTTTTTGAAGACTAAAGGTGGCGTTTTTGCCACCTTTATTTTGTATTGGAAAATGTCTCTGAGTGGGTTGAGGATAAAACTGTTTATATCGTAAATGAAGAATAACCCAGTCGCTAGAGTTCAAGGCTCTTATGTCCAAATACGGGCACAAGAGCCTTTTGTTTCAAATATCATTTATCTACTAATGTATTTCAAAACATTGTCGATAACAACTGCGGCTTCCTCTCGGCTTAAACAGTCAGTTGGCCCAAAGGAACCGTCTGATCGGCCGCGGAAAATACCTTTTTCTTTTAGCCTTTGAATGGCTGGTGCAGACCAACGATCAGCTGGAACGTCTTTGAACGGTCCTAGAGTTATTGGTTTTACCTCATCTTTAGCAGTCGTATTTAGTTTATGATTGATTATCGAAGGAAAATCCAAATACGCATAATTCATATCAACCCGACCGTTAATGCCCTTCACAACTCCGGAATTGGTAAACTGCCATAGATTATGAGTGCCGCTATAGGTGCATTTATCGCCCCACTGCGCTACCCACTTATCATATCTATCGAGTTTACTGCCCTTTAATTGATTGTCGAACCAGCTTTTTGATGCGTAAAGAACGGCATAGTATCCCGCTTTTTCAACAGCAGAAAGAAACGTGTCGCAAATGGCCACCAACGTCGCATTATTCGGCATCCCATGCTTCTTCTTATAACCATCGGCATCTTCCATATCAAAAGCAATCGGATAAGATGGCTTCTTGCCTTTTAGCAACCGCAACGCATGTGCCGCTTCGCTTTTAGCTTGTTCGACTGTTAAAGCATAGCTGTAAAGATAAGCACCCCACGGTATGCCAAGACGGTCACACTCACGGACATTTCGCTCGAATTGTTTGTCATCTTGTGATTTTATATCGCTGCCGAAACCCATCCGGATCATCGCGAACTGAATACCGTCTGCCTTAACCTTATCCCAATCGATGACGCCATTATGTTCGGAAACGTCAATGCCTTTTAATTTGGTCATTTTTCATCCTCTCCTTTCCCTTTTAGCACTTCAATGGCTTTGGTTAACTGGCTTGGGATAGGTAATCCAATACGTCCTGCATTCTCGATGATGGATAATAACTCATTCGCCAAATAAAAGAAGATAGCCGCATCTCTAAACATGTGGCTATCTCCAAAACTTGTATCTATTAAATGGGCAATTGCAACGATAACAAAAATCATGATTTTTTTCGGAATAGAACGGAATCCGATGGAACTGTTTAGCTTACCCTCGGTGAAGGCCGCCATCATCCCAGATACATAATCGAGTACGACAAAGATGAGTAAAATAGGTAACAATGGCGACCACCCCCACAGATATCCGATCACTGCACCAATTACTGTAATGATAGTTTTAAAGATTTTGTCCAAAATTGTACCCTCCTTTTTTCCCATAAGAAAAAGCACCTCAAATTGAGATGCTTAGTCGCGCTGTTTAAAAATAATAAATATTATATTCGTACCCAGTTAACCATCCCGTCAATAACTTCATTTTTTAATTTATTTCGCTTTGATTCATACACTACTTTTCCATATAAAGGACTAGTAAAATATTCTTTAACATCATCATTTAGCAATAAATTTCTTGGGATTCTTACCGAACACAAATATTCTAAAGAAGTTTCTATATCAACAACTTTTGATTCAATATCGGGAATGGAGCATTTTTGCACATCTATTTCATCAAAATCAATTTCTACTTCTTCTTTATCAACTTCGATTTTAAACACATAAATGTCCTCTGAAAGACTTTTAGAGTTTTCAAGAAGACAAGCATTCACTCCATAATCTATCGCGCAACTAATTTTGTCTGTTAAATAAACATAGCCATCAGTAGTTTCTTTTATTAAGTGTCCTTTTCCATATACTTTTGGAGCATTAGTTAGTATTTTTCCATCTTGAAGTATCTTTTCACCAGATTTTTTAGAAGTACCATGATAAAATATCATATTTTTCACCTCACATATGAATATTTTACCATGAGAATTTATTATATCCCATGAAAAAATATAAAAAGCCCTAAAAAAGACTCTTATTGAACTAAGTATTTTTGGTGTTGTGTAACCTATAATTAGTCACGTTAACAGCTTAGCTAAGAACTCAGTCATTTTAATGGAGTGTACGTTTAAAAACATACACTCTAGGGTGAATGTACCCCGCGTGACTGTTTTTACTGCACATCATCGTCCTGAGTGTAAAAGCTGATAACTAAAAAGAGCACTTTAAATTTAAAGCGCCCTTTCAGTAGAAATTAATAATAATTCTTTAAAGTAGTAAATAATGGATACATATTATTTATGGAATCACAAGAAAATATCACTCTATTTCCTATTACATTAAACGTCACCATCATGCATCTGTTCCCACCATTAGACAGTTCTAGTAATATTTTTACTAATTTACTAGGTAAATTTGCTGAAAGAATAATGGTCGAATTTGCATACTGATCTAATTGCTGCTCTATCCTTATTTCTTGTAGAAAAGGAAAATCATTACGAATTTCTTCTGCATAATTTCTCATACTTAAGCCCCCTTTCTTTGCTATTTTCATTATATAAAAGAGGGCTTAAGGTAACAAAATACACTAACTACCTTATCTAGCAGTCCGCAAACAAAAACGGCTTTATCCAAAAGGAATCTACTAGATTTTCTTCTTTTTTTGCTGAATATCTTAATTATAGTTCAAAATAAGGAAAAATAAAAAAGCCTACTCAGTGTACGCTTTAAGCAACTTGTCCATTAACTACTTCTGTGACAACATCTTTTAAGTTGTATAGTACTGGTACTTGCTCCAAGGAATAAGTACCTGCTAACACTAAACTTACCCAAACTTTTACTAATCCACTGTCTTTCGTAAACGTCATTTCCCATCACCCCCTTTTCAATTAACTAGTCATTGATGACAACAAAATCGTCAATTCTGCAATCGCCTCTTGTTGTGATGAAATTTGGTCTTGAAATTGCTTGAGTTGGTCTTCTACTGTTGGCGGTTTTGGTGGCAAATCAAAATACTCATAGTATACAGTATTAGTTGCAGGATTGTATTTAGCAACATATCCTTGACCCTCAGCGGGGGTCGGTTCAGGTACACTATCAACTAATTTTCCAATTTGCAAAAGTTCCTCCTTGGTCTTATGCATACCGTCAATTTCGTCAAAGGGTTTATAGTGATAGCCTTCCACTACATTATCTGAATTCACCCATAGGAATACCATATTCTGCTCCTCCTCACTTCTCAATAATTCTTAAAACTTTAGACTCCATATCTAGTAATTGTCTACGTTTATGGATGTAATAAGCGTCAAGATAAAGACCGCTTAATTGGTCTGACGTTAATATGCTAAATGTGTTTTGTGTCCCATCTTCTCCCATATATAGCATATCAACAACTTCAAGAGTATCTGGATTTATTGCCACCAAGTAATAATCAGGGTAATAATAAGTAGAAGAACCTGAAATTATATCAGATGTTGCAATCCATAACAAATTTTCCTTTTGGTCAAAGAACAGAACTTGATGCCAATAGGTGCCTAATCTAAACCCTTTTGGGTTACTGAGTACTGACATGTTGTAGGATAACGTAATAATAGATCCATCTACTGCACTCGCTTTTGCAAAGTAATATGTTATTGGGCTATAAGCGTCGTATGGCAAATAAATCAAATACCTATCGTTACCATAAAACCCCCGAAGACCGTTTAATCTTAAATCACCTGTTGGATGAACCTTAACTTGAGAAAAAGTTAGATTAATCAAATCATACACATAATAAGTTGAACCAGAACTATTATCTAAATAATAAACTTTATTGTTATTACTATTGTAAAATCTGGTTCTCTCGTTGGCGTAGTCCGGATAATCCCCCCATGAATAAGGAGGGCCAAACGAGCTAGTTCCTTGTTGTATTATACTCATATCAGATACCTTGAACTTAGTCACGTGTCGTTGCGATATGCTGTACAAATAGTTTTTATCCGCATAGATCAAGCTAAACATAGATTGGTATGCATCTGTAGTCGGCGCGCCTATGTCGGTTCTCGAAAAATCTGTTAGGTTAATCTTCAGGGTATAATATTCATATGACGATCCATTATACCCCTGCATATTTACATAAATGTTATCGAAATCTACAGATACAAGAACTTCTAAAACACGGAAGCCAGTAAGACTTGGTTTTGTAACAGATGCTAAACTGGAAGCCCCTAGACGAGTATATGTCTTTAAGTCATGAGAAAGTTTATAAACTGTTAAAGTAACTGAAGTAGACCCATCGATAGCCAACAAATAGTCCCCATATTGAAAAAAATACGAATTATAGTTCCATGGTACTATTTCATCAAATCGAGCGGCAGTAACAAGGTGTCTACCTTTAACGGCACTGCCTCTATTACCATACGCCCCGCCGTGATCCCTAATGTCGATACTCATTATCACACCTCACTTATCAAAATGCCGTCATCATCATAGGAAAGGGTTCTTAACGTTGTTTTTTCGACAGTTGTACCATCTAGTCCGTAATAGGTAATTGTCCTTGTTGTATATAGCGGGCTTGTACCCCCGCTTAAAACGGATCGGATCGCGAGCGTGCCATCTGGCCTTTTGTACTCAACGGTGGTGAAAATGTCATTTTCATCCTTATTGCTTTTAAATATCTGATAGTCGGTTTGCTCAACACTCTTTCTGACATCGTTAGGGGTTGCTTTACTGTTCCATGTCGTTCTTTCTGTCGCCGTTATATGTTTCACATTATCAACCAAATGCGCATTAACCGTATCCTCCAAACTAGTAATTCTATTCGCTAAATTACCAGCCACATCACCGTCTAAAATGTCCTGGATTGCTGCAAACCAATCATTAAATTGCTGCTCTTGATTAGCTTCAAATCGGCTTAATTCCGTTTCGGTGGAGCTTTTTGTTTGGTTAAACCAATCCTGGTACTGATTAAATATGGTTGTGGTGTCAACTTGGTCAACGGTGCCATGGACGATTCCGCATACTTCATTATTTAAACGTAAATCAGTTATATTAGCTTGTGAGATACTAAGTACTCCCTTGCCAATATAAACGTCAGCAAGGGCAATCTCATAAGCATCTGCGTCCCTTTGAAGAGCTGGCGCCACTGGCGAACTTGCAAAAGTACCTTTTTTGACAAGTGGTTGAATTTCCCGGTTTAGATAATTAAGCTGCAGCACAATGCGGTCGATTCGATTTAAAACCCCATCGGCCACATCGATGGTCAAGTTATAATCAGCGTCATTGGTGATGTAATAGCCGTTTATCCAAGCTTTTCCGGGCTTTAATGTAACTGACATATCTCCATTAGCTATGACCTGAAAACCGGTACTTGGGTTAGGAAATACACCGTTCGCGATAAACGTAGCAAAATATGCGGCAAAGTCCTCTGCTTTATATTTCCGATCTCCATTTACCGAATTAAACATCCCGCTTTTTATTGTCATTTTTTCACCGCCTTCTTAATCTTTTCAGTTAATGTTGGTACTGACTTTCCAACCGTAACATTGATTGTTTTAGTTGAATTCTGAAAAACTTCATCAATCTCGATAACCCGGCTGTTCATAATGATGCCAAGCTTGTCATCGCGGATTGTAATAATATCACCAAGGAAAAAATCACGGCCATACTTGGTATTTTCTTTCGTAACATCAAGCTCACAGTCAAATGAGATTGCAATTTCATTTTCAAGTAGTTTTTCAAGTCCATCCTGTTTCAACAAAAGAATATAATCGGAGTCAGAAATTGGATTATCATCCTCATCTTTTTGTTGCAAGTTTCGATCATCTACAAATAATTCACGCCTGTTCAAGCCGGCCCCCTGTTCAATAGTTGCAAATTTCCTGGCATTACCCTCACCAATTCCACCTATTAATGCCGTGTTTTTATAGTCATTGTCAGCTTCTTCATAATCCCTGGTAATAACATTAGAAAAGTCTTTTGAAAGTATACAACGGGGATTTGTAGTTTGATTGATACTCCTATCAGTACCTTCGTATACATCATAAAAAAGATTTCTTCCGTCAAACATAGACCTTATACCGATCTCATATGTGTTGCATAGGTCCTCAATTTTTTGTAATAGATTGTCATAAGATGCTTGTAATTGAATTGGTGTCCCAAACCCTTTTGATTCAGTTAATTTTATTTGTGGAATAATCCTATTTGGATTGTTTGGAGCTATGCATTCACTATTTATCATCGAACGAATAATATTTTCTGGAGTATCGTTAAAATTGTATATTCCCCATAAAATACGACGATCTAACCACCTAACAAGTGAAAAACATTTAATAGTAAGGATATCTCGTCCTTCTTCATCATCCTTAAATCCTCGGTAGTATATATACATTGCCTCACTATCATCACTTCTAAATAGAACATTACCTATTTGTAAAAGCTGTATGTTTTTGCTTGAAGCATCAACGTGAAGTTCTGCTTCACCGTGTTTCGAATAGCGTTTTCTCCATAATAAGTATGAAAAAGAGCCGATCATACCTATTCTTTTTAAATTTGAATCATATACGTAAAGCAAATACTACACCCCCACGTACTGTGGAGTAAAATAGATGCTACATTCTAAGTTCTCAACATTACTTTCAGCGTCGTAACGTATAAGGTTGTCTCCTACATCGGCCATAAAATGCGGATTGGAATCTATTGATAGATCATTAAAGACATTAGTGATGATTCCGTTCCTGGTTAATTGTACATACTCATTACCTCGCTCGGTATTTATCGTAATAACGTCCCCTGCTTCCATTTCTCTTTCAATTTTTATCAAATCTTGAGTTTCAACATTTACAATTGATGGATTGGTAAGTGTCCCTAAAGCTCTAAATTCGATTCGCATGGGAGCAGGATTATCACTGTCATTATTGACGTTCACGATTAAGGATGGTTCGCGGTACCCTATTTCAATGCCTGGAAAAACAATCTCTAATGGGAACTCAAAAGACCCGATCCAAGAAGCAATGTCAATTTTTATTTCCTTGTCATACCACCATGGCTTTGGACACAAAAGCGAAATCATATACTCCGGATATTTTTTTCTTGTTATGACAGGCGTTTTTTCCACTTTACATTTAATGAAACGTTCAATTTGTCCATTTGTATACTGCAATGTAAATGTATGTTTAGGATTAAAAAAACTTATTAATTTCGGACGATTAATTTCTTTATCTTCCCTAATACGTCCCTTTAAGACTATATTTCTTTCCTTTACTCTGCTTCCGGAATATGTTATCCCATCCTCAGCAAAGTTCGTAGTTGAAAATAGTTCATTTTCCATTGCATCTAAACCATCAGCCGATTCTAAGAAAAAAGGGCTCAACACTGATATTTCAAGTGTTTGCCCTCTATTGTTATCAAATATAAGTTTTTCGTATTGCAAGTGAATGCACCGCCTTTAAACTTGCATTGCCATCTCCTTAAGAGCATTACGAGTCAGTCTTGATGTTTCATATGGATCCAATGGTTTTGGTGAGTAAATGTTTATATTTATGTTTTGTTCCTGTTTACCACCAGCTGCCGGATTGTACTTTTTAGGAACAACAGCTTCCCCTTCATGTAAATAAGCTAGGCCACCACGTTTAACATAATTCGTTCCTACATCAAGCGACGGAATTCGAGGCAAACTAATCATACCTATGGTAGGTAAGCCAAAATCTTTTCCGCCGATACCAGGTACCCAATCAGGAACATGGAATTTAGGAATGCTATTAATTGCGCTTGCTAAACCGTTGATCATACTCTCAAGGCCAGAAATTAATCCATTTATAAAGCCTATAATGGGATTAATAACTGATTTTATACCTGCTTTTATCCCATCCCAAGTTTTTAGAAACGCTTCTTTAAATTTCCCTACACCCTTTTGTATACCGTTCCATATGCCGTCGAAAAATGCTTTAATTCCATTCCAAACTGTCGATGTTACTGAACTTATTACATTCCATGCTGCGCTTATAATCGTTTGGATAATATTCAACGCACCGCCTATGACCGATTTGATTACATCCCAAATCGCTGAAAGGATATCTTTAATGTTGTTCCATAAGCTTGACCAGTTACCGGTAAACAACATAGCAAATGCAGAAATAATATCCATAATTATTCTTAGCGCGCTTTCAATTACAGTCTTTATGACTCCCCAAACCGTCTGAATGATTTGCTGAATATATGGCCATGCCCATTTAAAAATAGCAACGATTTGATTGATCAAAGTCTCAATGAATGTCTTAATCCCATTCCATATGTTTTCAAAGGCTTGTTTTAAGTCCGGCCAAATCTCCATCCACCATTCTTTAACAGCGCCGAATTCATTCAAAATAAAGCTTTTAATGGCTTCGACTGCAGGTTGGATAACTCCCAATATTGCTGCCCAAACGGTTGCAGCATATTCCCTGATAGAATCCCAATTCTTATATAGAGCGGTCCCTATGGCCACTAGTGCACCAATAGCCGCGATAATTAGCAATATTGGAGTAGCAATTGCTGCAACGCTAGCACCAAGCATTGTCGCTGCACTAGATAAAGTGATGAAAACAGGAGCCAAAGCCATACATAAACCAACAAGGATACCGATGGCCGTTACAACTGCGGTAATGGCAGCTGCAAGCTGTGGATGTTCCCGAATCCATCCGGCAATTGCTGAAATTATGCTTGCGATCACTGTAAGCAATGGCGTCATCGCCAATTGTAATTCGGTTATTGCCTGTTTCATTTGTATGGCAGGATTAGCATTCATTTTCGAAACAGAATCATTTAATTGGTCCTGATTTGCTTTTAAATTAACCGTTTGTTTTTGTGCCCCAATCAAGGTAGAAAGAATATTACTTCCTTGGTCTTCCCACATAGTCCCAAATATCTGAACACCAAGAGCGTTTTGGGTTGTCTTATCTTTTACATTACTTAGTGCGTGTGCAACTTCCGCCATAGCTTTTTGGCCTTGTGCTCCGCCCGCGGCAACTTGTTGTCCCCATGTTTGAAGCTGTTTTGTTGATATATCTGTATTTTTTAATAATTGAGCCGTTGCCTGGGGAACTGCTTGACCAAATTCAGCAAGACGGATCCTTCCTTCTTTCAAACCGTCCATTAGGTTATCGATATTCCATGTTTTAGTATCAATTCCTGCGGCAAAAATAGCCTGAATTTGTTCGGCATTAAACCCGGCTCGCTGTAATTGTTCTCCATATTCACTAATGATATCGAGTTGATCTGGTGGAAAACCTGCTTTAAGCAATGAATTTACTAATCCCAATGCATCCTGATTTGATATTTTTAACCCGCTTGCAATTTCATTTGTTTCTTGAATGAGTTCAGTAAAGTCGATGCCATCATAAGCGCTAGCTATAACCGCAGCACCTTTTACGACGGAGGCATTCGTTTCATCGCTGATATTTTTGTTTAACGCCCATTGACGACGAACCCCTTCAAGGGCAGCTTCGCCATCAACGCCATACGATTCTATTATTTTGACTGCGTCATAAACTGATTTCTTGGACGACTCCGGAACATCAAAAGTAATATCAATTTTTGTATTGAGTGATGATAGGTCCAACGACTTTTCAACGGCGCCTTCGATCCCGCCACCGGCCATTGCCGCACCTAAAACATTTTCTAAATCGATGTCAAGCTCCTTAAATTTTTGACGGGTATCGTCAGCTTCTTTCGATAATTTTTGGAGCTCTTGCCTTACATTTTCAGCAGATTTGCCATCATCAATTGAATCCAGAGCTGTCTTTACTTTTTCAATATCAACTTTAGCACCCAGTGCCTCTTGGCTAATTTTAGATATTGCATCATCCAATTGTTTGGAATTAGCTGTGCCACTTTTAATGGCGTTTACCAATCGAATATCAAGAGTTTGAGCGTAATCATCAATGCTTGTACCAGTGGCTTGAAAGAGAGTATCCAACTGCTTTGTATATTGGGCAGAACGCTGTTGTTCTTGATCTAAGTCAATTAAAGATTGCTTAAGTCTATCTAAAGAACCTTGCGTAAATTCTACTTCTCGCCTAAAAGCTCGATATTGTTCTTCAGTTATATCACCGCGTTGAAATTGCTCCTGTACTTGTTGTTCTGCTTCCTTTAACTGACTTAATTTTTGTGATGTAACTTCTATTTGTTGAGAAAGCAAGCTTTGCTTTTGTGTTAATGCTTCAACATTTCCTGGGTCAAACTTTAATAATCTTTGAACGGCACTTAATTCACTCTGTAGATTCGAACTTTGTTTATTTACATCTTTTAAAGCTTTATCAAGTCCAACCGTATCGCCGCCAATTTCAATCGTAATACCCTTTATACGCTTGTCCATATGCTTTATCACCTGCCATTAAAAAGCATCAAAATCGGACTGAGTTGCTTGCCTTGCTTTCGTTTTCTTTTTAGGTTGATGTAATTCGATAGATTCATAAATATAATCCAGGCACATACCAACGGTCATGTCTTCCAAATCTGGTTTCGTCAATCCCAACTTATAAGAAAGAGCAAGGAACGAATCGGTCGTAATATCCTCCCCATCTGTTCCTTGCTCTCTTTCATTTACTTTTTTTTTGTTTTTAACGAGGAAAGAATTAACTCAATCAGTTCCGGAATGATATCAATCATCGGAAACTCTTCAAACTCATCAAGCCAAGTCAGCGGGTCCGGAATATCCTTGTTGGCTGTCTTGGCCAATGCCCAGGCAATATTATAAAAGACCTCAAAGTCAACTCCATCGAGGTCTTCCGGTTTAATTTCCTTTTCGTTAATGTTTTTTAATGAGTTAAGCTTCAATATTTCTGCAAAATAATCCTTGCCGAATTGAGCTTTATATCTCAGTGGTGTTGCTCCAGTTGATTTAAAGCGAATGTCTCTGCCGTCAATAGTTATTGTTTTTTCCATCTCAGATCACCTTTTTAAACCGCCGGTGTCTTTTCATATACTGCTGTGTACCATGCATCGTAAACAGCAGCAGGAGTTGTATCAGTCGTTTTTGTTTTCACTGCTCGATCCGTTGGCCGAGGGCTTGCAACAAACGTTAATTCATCAGGTTGAACATCAACTGAATCGGTTTTAGACGCGCCGGATACCTTTGGTCGATTGGCAGTACAGTTATACATGACATGCCTAGTCGCTTTAACATCACCATCAAATTCAAAGAGAAAAGCAAACGGCTTTGGCTTGGCATCGGCTTTTTCTGTTAACACCATGTCAGTATCGTCCTTCACCTCTCCAAGGCAGTCAACCGCAAATTGTTCAGGTATTAAGGCAATAGATAGTGTTCCATCATACCCTTGGTTGTTGGGAGCACTAAAATAAAGCATATCGTCGGCATAAAATTCTACCATATCGCCGCGCGGTTCAAGAGACAATTCAACCGCTCCAGGGATGGGTATTGGTGTACCATAAGTGAATTTTCCGTCTTGGCCAACAGTAATCGGTGCATAATGGACGTTTTTCAAGCCATATTTCACTTTGTTAGGCATCTAAATCACTCCTATTTCATAGATTCGTTGGTATAGTTTTTCAGATTCGATCCAAGTATCTGTGGCATCCCAGGGGATATCGTTTTGCTCAAATAAGTCCTCCAATACTTTTTCAACCGATAGATCCTTTTTCTTTGTGTAAAGTTCAACTTGAGCAATATCAATTTTTTTAAAAACTTTGTTATCAGCCATTAAATTGGAAGAATAAGCAACAAGGTAAATAATAAATGGTGGGTCTGGTGCCGGGTTTTGTTCGGTGGCAACAAAATGAGAATAAGCGACCGGATAACCAGTTTTGTCTAATATTTTTTTAAGTTTAATAATAGTCATCCTTTTATCACCTTCTCTACGCGTTTTTCAAATTGTTTAACGTAATGTTCCTCAACAGGTCGTATATGCACATGTGCTGCCACCCTTCCACCTGAACGCATTGCATGCCCATATTCTAATAGATGAGTGAGTTGATAATCAGTACGATTGCGAATAATAAAACCATTTTTTGTT